CTTCAGTTTACTAGTTGGAATACGACGTTCATTAATTTGAATGGCTGCAATCTTGGCTTTGATTGGCTCATATTTGCTTACTAAGTCATACATGACTTCATGGGGAGATTGATACTTGTTGAGGCCGATTAAGGCCGCAACCTTAGACGCTGAGATTTCGGGAATAAAACGAGTGAGAGACATTGTAAATTGGTGAGATCCAATCTTTTGATAAAATTAGATCCATTTTGGACTCATGGGTGTTTCAAAAAATAATTAACCAAGTTCTTTATGACACTTTTTACAAAGCATCCAAACACCAACTTTAACATGTCTCATAACAAACTCTTTCATCACTAACTTCATATTAATTGGATCATTAGATATTGGATGTATTTCATCTAATACTTCTTTAGCAATTTCCATTTTACTTTTCATATGAGCTCTATCAAGTTGTTCATCTGATCCACAATTTTCACAAACTTTTTTCCCAAGACATTTTTTAAATACAGCGTTATGAGTGTTTTTAAGTTCTCCTGTAATAGCTTTAATTATATTTGAGTTATCACCAATAAGCATAACACCATCATATTTGTTTAGCATTTTACTATTTGCTTTCCTTTCAACTACAATTTTCTGTTCATTAAGTCTCTCAATTGACATAGATTTTGATGCCATTTTCAATGACTATTAGATTTATTTGGTAAGTAATAATCCATTTTAGATTAAAACATCCATGAGTCAAAGTTACGTAAAACTCTTTTGCATTCGAACAATTGCATCAATCCATCCAGGCATTCCTTGTAAGACTGTAGAAACTTGAATCGTATTTCCTGTAACAACGGTTGCATCAAACGTTGTTCCTTCACATACAATCACAATTGCGGCTAATAATAAATGCTGTTTTGATTTAGCTTCTGTCGGACTCCACCGCAAACAATACATCTTGTAGAGGACATCAATAACGGGTCGTGCATGTGCTTGAGTTTGTTTGCGAACAGCGTCCCAAAAGATCCAAACTGGATGGGCTCCGTGTGGTTCTGAAACGAACTCGTCAAATCGGTTTGCAAAGATGAGTGCCTGTTTAGTCTGCTTCTTGTGTTCTCGGCAGTAAGCGAAGACCCAAGCCATCCAATATAAGGCTCGGGTAACATCTCGCACATCGGATCGCAAACAATACACGAACTCGTTGAGAGGTATTGCAATCGGCAGTGGATCGGCGGGACGAAGCGAGAGACGACCAAATAATTGAGAGGGAGCCTTGAGATGTTCCTGAATGGTCTGAGGGTCAAAATCATGCACAGGCTTGATTGTTGGAAGAGACGGCAATTTATTTTTGCGACACATTGAAAGAGTGGCTGCGACTTCACAAATGATTTGACGAACATCAGGATTGTTGCGTATAGAGGTCATCGTTCCAACCGTAAAGACTTGTTCAATCGGAGCATAACGTTCATAAGCAGAGGCTAAATACAAAAAGACATTTGGATTGGCTCGATTGATGTGAAGGGCTGCAGCATCAAAGAGAGTTGCCCATAAACTATGAACTAATCCTGAACACAAAAGTTCAAGAGACCAGTAACATGCATAATCTGCATGACCTAACTGCACGTTCTGGAGGAGAACCTTCACAACGTGTGTTCGTGGATGACCGCAAAAGGTTGTTTTTTGAAAATCGGCTACTGTTCGTGGATCTGAGACCTCCATTATCCTTTCGCAGGAGTCGTGGATTTACTACCATACGCAGACCTTCTTAAATAACTCATAATATCTGAATCACTAGGAGCTTCACCTGGTCTTGATCTCATAAGATATCTTCCTAAAAAGAAGATTGCAATCAAACTAGCTAAAGCAATTAACCAGTTAAGCAACACTTCAATCCATGTAGTTGCTTTAGATAATTGAATGTCTTGATCTCGCTTATCTTTATTGATTTGATTCTTGATATCTTCAATATGTTTTTGAAAGTTAGAAACTGAAAAATCAAGATCATCTTTCACGCCCAAAACACTCTCTTTTACATTGTTCATTGAATCAATGACTGCCTGTTGACGAGAACGAGTATATTGAAGACTTCTGTATTTATCCAAAAAGTTATTGATCACAGGTTGTGCTTCTGCATTTGCAACTCGGTTCTTTTCTTCATTTACCCATGTATCACCTTTCAGTAAAGTATAATAGGCAACTCTTGCAGTCTGATAAGCATCTGGGGCTGTGTCTCTTGCGTTTTCAGCATCTTGTAATGCACGAAATGCTGTATTCAGCTTGTCATCTTTACTAATCTTTGCATCTGCAACTGCAATATCATTTGAAAATCGGTCTATTTCATTTTGATATACCCGTTTATTAGGTAACATTTTGTAACTTAAATTGGATTCATATACATAACCAGCTCTACGAGGTCCTTCATATTGTGCATGAAAAAGATATTGAGGAACAGGCATCAGTTGAACACTAATCGTTCTATCACCTGTATGCGTGCAGGACACCATAGACCCAGATGATGTCATTTCATAGTTTTTAGCAGTAGGACATTGAATCACACACGCAGTTCCATTCGGATGAAGTGTGAATTCAGAAGGACACGAATAAGCCTGCATTATCTATTACTCAGATAGATTCCAGCAGCTGCACCCACACAAAGAGTGATAAATACAACATAGGAAGCATATTGAGGCGGAATCACTAAGAACTCAACTAAAGCAACAAGAATTGTGAGAAGAACTGCTTGAATCACTGAAAGGTTTAATGGTTTCAAAATCTTATCTCGTTCATTCACGACTGGATGAGGTTGAACTGGAGAACGAGGGACTTTTAGACTATCTGAAACAGATTTGATTCGTTTAGATGAATCCGATTCAGCTGAATAGCCTGCATATTGAGACTTAAGCGATTCATACTCTTGGGCTATCTGTGAAGGTGTTTTGGTTGCCATTGTTTATCGGTTCGGAATAAAAGACTTGAAGGTTCCGAGGATAGGTGTGAATGTTCGAGCATCACGAGAAGCACCCATATCTCTCCATCCTAGAGAGTTAGGTCTTGCGCTTTGGTTCTGAGACGCATAGGGACCGATTGTGGAGGCCATTCTAACAAAACGTGTAAATTCAGACGCATCACCTACCATTGCACGACGATTTCCAGGATTTACTTGACCAAATGGGGAAGTTGGCATTTTGTTTTAGACACGGAAATATAATGAGCGGTATTCCAAATCAGCTTGAACAGGCTCTTAATTCATATAAAGCAAACTACTCGCTTTATAAAGTGACGGGTCATGCGGGACATAAGACCGCATATGAAAACGCATTAGCTAGAGTGAACACACTCATTCAACAGATGTATTCAATCACACTTAGTAATGATCGTTTTATACGAAACTTTGTAGGCGAATATCAATCCTCTAATAGTGAACTGGTTCAGCTACAAGAAAACTCAAAAAGAATTCAAGAAGAAGGTCCTAAGCTACAAGATGAACTAGCTCGGTCAAGACAAATTCATCAACGTGCTGCTATTGAAGTAGATGAATCAGGGCTCTATGTTAAGGCTGGCATTGTTGTAGCACTACTTGTGGTTGTAGGCATCGTAGGAAGCTTGTAACCTCCTTTCCAAATGAGAACAATAATAAAGATAAGTGTAACAATCGCTAAAAAAAGAAGATACCAAAAAAGCCTCTTATCAAACTTGGTCTGTTCATACATTCGAAGAGATCTTAGCGTCTCATATTGATCCTTTTGTTTCAAGAGAATCGATGAGTCGTTTTGAATTTTGACTAGTTTTCTCATAAGTTCATCTCGATAAGGATTTAGTTTGTTAGCATCTCCTCTAACCTTTGCGACTTCTTCCAACATTCTATGAAGAATTGCTGAAAGTTGAACGTTCAGTTGTTGAATCTGAGGCAGATTTGCTGGATTGTTTAGAGCAATCAATCTATCATACTCTGCTCGCTTAATTACATAGTCTCTTTCCAAAGCGTCCATTATTATTGAGCGACATTTACATCTTCCACACAATATCGATAGTATGCACTTCGTCCTGCTGCATCTGAATGACGTATTACTTCAATCACATCTCCAGGAATCGCGCCAATCCATTTAACCATCGTATCTTGAGAATCCAACCATGGTAGCTGGTTCTCTGGGTCTGAAATTTTGAACTTATTAAATACATCTGTTCGCTCATCTTCAGAAAGAATACGATGAGGCATTGCCATACGATGAGTTGTTACATCAAACTGAAGCTGCCAAATGTGGAAGAAGGCAAGACGTTCTTTTGCATGAGACTTTGCAACTCTTAACACGTTCTCAGACGGGGGGCTCATTGCAACAATAATGATTCCATTTGTATGTCCATTCTCCTCTGCAAACGTTAGAATATTTGTGATGTCACCTGCTAAGACCTTATCCTTTTGACTAAAGCAGACTAGAACAGATCCAATCGTATAGAGTGTGACCTTTTCCATCTTTTTATTATCAGTGTTGATCGTCTCAGTAGCTGTCTCAAGCTTACGGCGTCCTAGCATTATGCGAAGAGTTTCAAGTGCTTTTTCCTCCATGATGAGTCTCTTGTCTTATTAGAACACGCATCCGTTTTTTTCGGGCAGATGAACAATGAAGCAGTGGATTTGGTTTTTAATAGCATTAGTCGTTGTTGCTTTTGTATTAAATATGATGCGTACTGAAGGATTTGAAGCTAGATTTGTAGATACAAGTCAACAGAAGCGTGCCATGAAGCTTGAAGATTCATCGTATGAACAGCGAACCAATCACTTTGTTCAAAGCAATGATGTAGGAGAAGCATCTGGAACATTAAGTCCTTGGCAGGTGAATCAATATAAATCTAAGTTATAATAAATGCCTCTCTTTAACTTTGGAAAGAAGAAAGAGGAAAAGGTTGAAAAAATAATAGAGAAACAGCAAAAGGAACTGGATGAACAGAACAAAAAGAATGAGGAAGAACTGAAGAAACTTAGCGAATCTCTTAAAAAACATCAAAAGGAACTTGAGAAGCCACTTAAGACTAAAGAAAAGACTGAAGCTGAAACTCGTAAAGAACTTGAAGATGAACTTGCTGCACTCAAACTTGATGGTGGTCGCAAACGAAAGACTCGTTCACGAAAACTTCGTAGAAGAAAGACGCTTAAGCAGAGAAAGTGAGAACAACTAATGTCCTCTAAAGCAAAAATTCCAAGAGCTCTACGTGAACAAGTATGGCTGGTTCACGTAGGTCCCAAATTTCAAAATAAGTGTAAGGTTTCTTGGTGTACAAATTCTATGAGCGCATTTGATTTTCAATGTGGTCACAACATACCTGAGAGTAAAGGTGGAAAAACAGATGTAAATAATTTGATTCCCATTTGCTCACGATGTAATTCAAGTATGGGCAGTCAGTTCACAATTGATGAATGGAATAAACGATTTTCACCTCCCCCAAATCGTTTATGGAGATGCATGCGATCATATCTCCAATGTAAGCGTCTTTGGAGGTAAAGGTTCTGGTTTAGTTCCTTCTGCGCGATGTTTCTGAACCTCATCCCAAAATTTACTCAAATCTTCAATATGATCCGATAGCCACTTAGGATCTTTTGGAACAAAGTCCTTTTTGGTATCCAATAAGACCCAATAGATATACTGGTGATCTTCTGTATGACTGCTTTGCCATTCGTGAAGTACTACAGTATCGGGTTTATAATCTACTTTTCCATCTGGACCTACTGCAAACACTCCTTTCATTGTAGAACAAGCGTCCCACTCGGTAAAATTGAGCTGCTTAAATCGAAACTCTACATATTCACATTCATCAATCCCCGTACATTCCATTTGCATTTGCATTTGATGTATGTAATAACTTGGGATTTCATCTTTACGAACTCGGCTCATAGGACACTTGAATTCTACTAATCGTCCATATCGACGGGGATCGGCATCAGCGTATCGTGGAACAATCAATCCATCTGGCGATGCACCTAAGAACTTATGAACAGGATGCTGACAACATCCTACATCAATAATATCACAACCCGTTGTATCTTCATAGATCTTCTTTGCAACAGGTTCAAATCGAGTTCCCCAAATCAAAGCTGGAACTGAGTTGAATGCGTTGTTATCACTTTTTGTTGCGGGTTCTAACTTTTTCAACAAAAGTTCAAGACGAGATGCAGGAGTAGTCCAAACCTTTGAAACTTCTGAAGCAGTAATCATAGTTCCTCGTTGTGTGTGCCAAGCATCTGTTCTCTGATCTTGCTTTCCATACAATCGGATTGTACGTTCAAAACACCGATCACGCATCCACATTCTTCCCACATCTCCCATCATTAACTTGTCGGCAAGTTCTCGAACATAGTTCTTCAGAAAGCGAATCGTTAGAGCAGGTGCTAGAACATGACACAGAACTACAAATCGGCGTAGTCGAGCGTTGAGGTGAGTATATGGACGTTCGTCCAGTAGATAAGGAGTCAATACCTCCTCCATTAAGGTTCTCTTGTTCAATAGGCGAAAGTCCATTTTGCTTAAACATTTCTCCATATGCTTGCTTACGTTGTGAAAGATAGGATTCAAAATCACCTGCTCCCATCACACCTAGTTCAGAGGATCGACTGAACATTTCATCATACATCTTCTTGAACTCAGCATCAATCTCATCTTGACGATCAAGAGGAAATCCTGCATCTTCAATGGTAGGAATCACATCACCTTCCTTAAAGACTGGATCAGGTTGCTGAGGCTGATCTTGAACCATTTCTAAGAAAGTCTTATACTCCTTTTCACCTTCAATCATCATAAAAAGACCGGGTGTAGTGGCTTCCATAATTCCACCTTCTTCACGAACACGATTAACAACTTCTCCAACACAGACAGCCGATGGAATTCCAACTCCAATATCTCTTTCTTCGGTATTGATCTCAACTAGTGGAATGTCGGAAGTCATAATAATCCCAGGACAATCAATCTCAACCATTTGTCTTTATTATACGGACCCACTTTAAGCGAGAATAACGCAGTAAAGATACAAAATGGAGGTCATTCAAAATCGAGATCACTGGGTTTTACACCGCTTACAAGGGTTTTATTCAAATGAAGAAAACTTCAAAAAAGTTCAATCTATCCTCTCAGGCGAATCTAAGATTAGTCTTAGGCTCCTTGACTGGTTGGTCACCAACTACGCAAAGAAGCATAATGTATCTTATCTAGTTGGATCTCGACACGTCATTGTCTATCTTGCTTACAAGTCTCACCTCAAGGCCTACAGTAAAAAGATGTTTGACCCATTCTGCCGTTGGAAGCGTATTCAGTTTATGGGTTTGGATACAACTGTCGGACAACTCAACTTCTTTGAATGGGCTCTTCAAGATGATGTTCTAAAGTATCTAGAAGAACATTATGATGAAATTCACGCTGATATGGAGGCCTGTTCTACAACCATTCAACCTAAGACAACTGAGGAAGGTGTTCGTCGCAAGAGACATGAACTAAGCCGATCTGCAACGAAGGCTGTGCGTCACCATGACGTAAAGGTTGTTGTATCCTTTGAGTAATGCAGTCTATACTGGATCCAAAAGTGATCTATACAGATTTATCAAGAGACATTGTGGAGCATGACGTAGATGTCGTTTCGGATTTATGGAATATGGATGGTCGTGATGTCTATCGGGGTTCCCGAGATAGACAATACGAGCATGCTAATGTATATTGGTTATATACAGAAGATCTAGAGAGAGTAGGATTAGTTGAACATTCACTTGAGAACCAAGCCGATTTCCGTATTCTTTGGTTTCAAGATAACCCATTTTCAACTCTTCTTCAAGAGGAATGGATAAGTGAACAAAGTATTTGGTCAGTCTTATCACGTCCAGCAGTGGAGATGTTCCTTGCAGAAGACTGGACTAGTCCTACTTCACTTTTAAATGCATGTCTTCATGGTCCTACTCGTATTCTTACAGTAGAGATGGTTCTTAATAAACCTATTGTGTATCGATGTTCGGTGTGTGGTGGTAAATCCATGAAAAAAACGGAATGTGCTGAGTTCCAAACTCAAATGGAACTAGACTTTCCAGATCAAAGAAAAATAATATTTATAGATGATGACTTATACGTCTGTGAACCACCAGCTGATTCTAGAATTTGGGAATTGTTAGGGTTTAAATCGCAGCGCCCACTACACGACGCTTTGATGCCTTTGCAGGAGCCGGAGGAGCAGCCTTTACTTCAATCACAGCTGGAGCCGATGGAGACTCAGGAACAAATGCAGACTCCTCAGCTGCCTCCTCAAGACGCTCAGCCAAATTCGATTTTACCT